ACACTCTGTTGTAGACGAGATGATTGAAGAGGCAAAGACATATGGGAATTAAAGAACTAGCAATAGATGTAGCACTTGATTCTTACAACCCAGAGAAAAACTTTGCCCTTGCTAACGCCTACTACGATGCAGGGCAGTACGCATCTGCTGCTGGCTTCTACCTGCGAGCGGCAGATCGTGGGTTTAAGACTCACCCAATTATTGCTTACTCATCTCTTTTGAGAATGTCTCTCTGCTTTAGCAAGCAAGGAGATAGAAATGCAACTGTCTACCAAAATATTCTTCAGGCTATGACTTTGATTCCTGGAAGACCAGAGGCATACTTCTTGCTATCTAGGATTCATGAGCGTAATAAAGAATGGCAAAAAGCCTACACATTTGCAGAACTTGGCCTTGTATACACCATGGCCAACTACAACCAGTCACTTCCTGTGTATGTGGAGTACAACGGACCATATGTACTGATGTTTGAGAAGGCTGTTGCAGGATGGTGGTTAGGCCGTAAAGACGAGAGCAAAGAACTGTTTAACCATCTTCTAGATAACGTTGAGATGTCACAAGAATACGTCAGCGGATGTATCAATAACTTAAGGTTGTTCTAATGTTCCCTAACTGGTTTCAATACACATCGCCATTTTTTGATCGTAAATGTCCTACTGTTCCTTTAAGGGCGCTACAGATTGGCACTTATACAGGCGATGCTACTGAGTGGCTATTGATCAATCGAGACGTCATTACACTTGATGATGTCGATACATGGGCTGGCAGTGAAGAAGACCAGCACGAGTCTTTAGACTTTTCCTCTGTTGAGCAATACTACGACTCTCGATTTGCAAATAACTCTAAAGTTATTAAACATAAGATGACCAGTGATGAGTTCTTCAATCAAAATACAAAGACGTTTAATTTTATCTACATTGATGGTAGCCATACCGCTTTACAAACCGCTCTTGATGGGTTAAATGCGTTTAAGGTTTTAGAGCCAGGTGGAGTTATGGCGTTTGATGATTATCAATGGGCAGAGGGCGGAAAGCCTTTTCTAGAACCAAAAAGAGGCATAGATGCATTCCTTAGCCTCTGTGAAGGGGAGATGAACATCTTAGAACTTGGCTATCAGGTGTGGATAACAAAATGCTAAAAAAAGCCTGCTTTGAGGTGTTCCATACAGATACTGGAAATCCTTTCCGTAATAAATCATACGAATGGATTCTTAAGCAGATGGCATTTTTGCCACGACTTGGATCCCCAACAATGTATTTAAACACTGCTGACAAAGTAGAGCACTTCATCAATCTTCATCCACAATTTAAAGTTAATACTGTAGAAGACTACTGCAAACCAGGAGAGACATTTCCTTCCAGTGCTGGAGTGGTGGGGGTATGGGCAAGCAACTACACCGCCTACAAGCGGTTCTTAGCCTCTGACTACGATACCCTTATTCTTTTTGAGGATGACATTCTTGTAAGTAAGAACTTTAAATCCGTCATTGAAACGTATATGCGTCAACTTCCTGTTGATTGGGACTTCTTCTCGTTCTTTGTTCCTGATGATTCTCTCTTTGCCTACAATGAAGATACCCATACTATTGGGGCAGAAAATGTCTGTATCTCATATCAGCAGTGGTCATGCGCTGGCTATATGGTGAGCCGAGAAGGTGCACGCAAGGCTGTGGAGGATGTAGAATCACGAGGCATCAATTGCCCAGTTGATTGGTACATCTTTAACTTCAGAATGAAGAAAGAAGAGAACCAAAAAACTTTCTACACATACACGTTAAAGCCAGGTCACTATCGTCCTGTGCAGTTTTTACAAGGGGCAGCACAATACACGCAGATTCACAACGGAAGTACTGAGTTACTAAACTAGTTACATTCCGCCAAAAAGCAACGCTGTAACTGTTGGATCTGCAGATAGTTGTCCTTGGATACCTTGCACACCCTGTGTTCCTTGGGTGCCTTGAACACCTTGAACTCCTTGCACACCTTGCGTACCCTGTGTTCCTTGAACGCCTTGCGTGCCTTGAATAGATAGGCTCTGTACGCCTTGAGTACCTTGCACACCTTGAGTTCCTTGAGAACCTTGTGCGCCAGTTGTACCTTGGATAGATAGACTCTGTACACCCTGTGTTCCTTGTGTGCCCTGGGTACCTTGTGTACCTTGAGCACCAAGGGTACCTTGTGCACCAGTAGTACCCTGGATACCGATCGCACCATCAAGGTTAACTGTCCACGATGTGTATGTGCCAGAACCTAGGCTACGGGTGACTGCAATGGTCAATGATCCAGTGCCAGAGTTATATGCTGTTACATCTCCATAAATAATGTTAGAGATAGTATTGGCGATAATGACTGACTGACCTACTGAATACGAAAGGTTAGCGGCAACTGTAAGAGTCTGAGAACCAGACGCTGGAAGAGTAAGCGAAGTTGTAGAAGATGTTTGGTACTTATCTCCTGCTGTTCCTTGTGAACCAAATGTTCCTTGAAGACCTTGTGTTCCTTGTGTTCCTTGGGCGCCTTGCGCACCAGTAGTGCCTTGAACTCCCTGCACACCTTGTGTGCCTTGTAAACCTTGAGTTCCTTGGATAGAAGGACTTTGCACACCCTGAATACCTTGAACGCCCTGCACACCCTGTGTTCCCTGCACACCTTGTACGCCTTGAGTACCTTGAATAGATGGACTTTGTACACCTTGGATACCTTGAACACCCTGTACGCCTTGTACGCCCTGAGTTCCTTGCAATCCCTGCACACCTTGAGATCCAGTAGTTCCTTGAGAACCTTGAACGCCCTGTGTTCCTTGAGAACCCAAAGTACCTTGTGCACCCTGTAGCCCTTGAACACCCTGCGTACCTTGAGCACCTGTTGCTCCTTGACTACCAAGGGTTCCTTGAACTCCTTGTAGTCCTTGAACTCCCTGAACGCCTTGTACACCCTGTACTCCTTGAGTACCTTGAACTCCCTGAGTACCCTGTAGGCCTTGTGTGCCTTGGATGGCGTAAGCAACTTGTGTGGCAGTAAGAATGATTCCTGGTGTTACTGGAGTTGTTGGGGTTGTTCCTGCAGAAATTGTTTCAATAGAAACTGTTGTACTTTCTGACTGCCACATGAAGGTAACAACGTCATTAGCGTTAAAGGTGTAGACGTAGTTAACAGTCTCAATAATTTGACCTGAAACGGAACCGTGTGATTGCGGAACAGTCATTTGGCTATTGGAGTATGGGGCATCTACGCCGTTAATACGAAGCCATAGGTTAGCGTTGTAAATCTGAGAAGCAGTGTTAACAAGTTGTACTGAGATAGTTATGCTATAAGTTCCTTGATGCAAGAACTTAATAGAATTTCCACCAAGTGTTTCAACACCGTTATTTTCATAGGTGTTGTTAATACTGATTGGGTACGCAGTTGTTGAGTTTGCTACTGTTTGGTTAGTAGTGTCGTAGAAAGAACCATAGTATGCGATTGTTCCACCAGCACCAGTTGCACCAGTAGCACCTTGTACACCTACACCACTAGCCTGTGTCCACAAGATAGCGTCTGTACCAATACGGATAGAGCCATCTGGGTTAGAGCCGTTGGCATACATAAGCCATGCGGTTCCACCGTAAGTTGTTCCGTCAGTAACAAAAACGTAATCGCCCTCTTCTACCTGACCAGCAACGTGGTTATCTGAATCTGTAGCACGAGTAAGTTTCCATTTAGCAGATGCGCCACCAGTTTGAGTTACTGTGTAAATACCGTTTTGAGTGTGAGTTGCTTGACCAGCAATAAGGACGCGATCACCAACTGCTAAAAGAGGAGTTGTGTAACCATCAATAGAGAGTGTTCCGTTAGTTGTTGCAATAATGTAGGCACCAATACCTGTGCCGTTGTCTGCATCTGCAGAGCCATCGTAGTATGTAGCGCCATTACCAAGTGGAGTAGTTTGAATTGCTTCTACAGATTGGTGAGCATTTTGTGAAGAAACAGGTCCTACAGGTCCTTGAATACCCTGTGTTCCCTGTACTCCTTGGGTACCTTGAACTCCTTGTGTTCCTTGAACCCCCTGTGTACCCTGTGTACCTTGAAGTCCTTGTGCTCCTTGAGTACCGAGTGTTCCCTGTGAACCAGTAGTTCCTTGCGTACCCTGTAAACCTTGTACTCCTTGAATGCCTTGGACACCCTGAGTTCCTTGCGCTCCCTGAGCGCCAAGTGTTCCCTGTACTCCTTGCGTTCCCTGGGTACCTTGAACACCTTGGGAGCCATTGTATCCTTGAGTACCAAATACACCTTGAGTACCTTGCACACCCTGTGTACCTTGAATGGCTTTACCTTGAGTTCCTTGAGTACCTTGAACGGTAGGTACAGATACATCAATGGTTTTGCCTGTAGAGTGATAAGTAAATGAGATGTTGTTCTGTGTTCCGCTTGTTATCGCGTTATACACATGTTCAGGAGTTGAATACAGGTTCTGAACACCCTCTGGAAGATCGTCAGTGGACCCTAAAGCCGCCCCTGAAATAGCGGTAGAAACTTCTTGTAAAGATACTCCAGAGTCATTCCACTGAGAACCATCGTATACACGAATTTTACTAGAGACTGTATTGTAGTAAGTGTCTCCAGCAGAATGGCCCGTAGGGTCGCTAGTTAGGTGCAAAAGACCTAGCGGTACGACGTAACTACGGGCCATCTGTAAAACTCCTCACTTAGTACTGAAATATTGCCTTACGTAAAGTGAGTATTATGCCTTTACTACTACTCGGTAAGACTTCGATGTAACTGGAGCAACTGCAAATCCTACAGTCACTGATGTGGTAGTTACATAAGCAACGTCTGTAACAACTTCCATCTTGGTTGCTGTATCCCAGACTGTGACCATGATGTCTTCAGTTCCAAGGTTGTGAGTGATTGGGAACTGTGTAGTTCCAGATGCTCCACCATCGGTTGAATCTCCAGTAATGGTTGTTGCATAGGTTCCAAGTTGACCAGAGAGACCCTGTACACCTTGTACGCCTTGCGTTCCTTGGGTTCCTTGAGTTCCTTGGGTACCTTGAGAACCAGTGGTTCCCTGTACGCCAGTAGCACCGTCAAGGTTTACTGACCATGAGGTAAAGGTTCCTGAACCAACAATGTCCTTAACATCTACAACAAGAGTGTTAGTACCTGATGTGTAACTGACTACAGTTGCATGCATGTACGCTGCATCGCTATGTGCAATTACTACGTCTTGAGCAACTGAGTAAGAAAGGTCTGGATCATCTAGAACAAAACTTACGTTAGTTGCTACAGCAACTGCGTTAGAAGTTGAAGATGATGTACGGTAGCGGTCAGAGTGCCCCTGGGTACCCTGAGTACCGTCGGTACCCTGTGTTCCTTGAGTTCCATCTGTACCCTGCGTTCCCTGTGTACCATCG